CCGCCTGCGCGAGACACAGCGCCGGGAAGAAGCGGCAATTTCATATGCTAAGGGCGTGCAAGCGCAAGCGCAGCAGATGCAACAGCGGATGTTCCACACTGATGAGGAACGTTTGCACGAAGCCAAGGGCCGCATTGAGACCCAGGTTGTGGCTTTAAAGCAAATCATTCGCAAAGCACGCGAAGAGGGCGACATTGACACCGAGACTGAAGCCAATCAGCGCATGACCGACTTGATTTACGAGCAGCGCCAGGTAGCCGAAGAGAATCAGCGCCGCGAAGTTTACGTAAGACAGCAACAGAATCAACCTGTCCAGCAAGCGCAGCCTCAGTACCAACAACCTCAACAGTATCAGCAGCCCGCTCAGGTGGACCCGAAGCTGGAAGACTGGATGGAGAAGAACTCATGGTATGGCCAAGATACGGTCATGACCAATACCGCCTGGGGCATCCACAAGCAACTCGTTCTTAACGAGGGGTTTGACGGATCGTCAGATGAGTATTATGATGAGCTAGACAAACGCATGAGAAGCACTTATCCACGGAAATTTTCTCCTCAGGCGCAAAACAACAGTACCACCAGAAACGTGCAATCGGTGGCTCCTGCAACCCGTTCATCGGGAGTGAATAGTTCAGCACGCCGCACTGTGAGGCTCTCACCGAGTCAAGTTGCGATGGCCAAAAAGTTAGGTGTTCCTCTTGAGGAATACGCCAAGTACGTTAAGGAGTAAGAGATGACAGACAACCTTGTACCCACTTTAAATCGTGAAGCGCGTAGCGCTACAACTCGCGAAAGCGAAACACGCCGCAAGCCCTGGGCTCCTCCTTCTCGACTAGATGCCCCACCTCCTCTGGAGGGAACACGGCACAGATGGATTCGTGCAGAAATTGCAGGTCAGGAAGATCGCGTGAACGTAGCTGGAAAAATCCGCGAGGGTTATGAGCTTGTTCGTGCTGATGAGTATCCTGACTTTCCTGTCCCATCTGTTGAAGACGGCCGACATGCTGGTGTTATCAGCGTGGGAGGTCTTCTCTTAGCACGTATTCCCGAAGAGACAGTGCAGGAACGCAGTGCGTATTACCACCAACGTGCGAGCGACCAAATGCAAGCTGCGGATAACGAGTTGATGAAAAGCAATTCTCACGATTCAATGAGGATTCAACGACCTACCCGACAGTCTCGCGTCACTTTTGGCGGCCCCAAGGCTGCTGAATAATCATTTTCTTAAAGGAATTATCAAATGGCTAATACTGACAAGGCTTTCGGCTTTCGTCCTATTGGCAATCTTTCCGCTACTGGTGCTCAGAAACAGTACGGATATGAGATTGCTGATAACCAAGCTGGAACAATCTTCCAAGGCGACCTAGTCGCTCTTTCTGCGGGATTTATCACCCGGTTTCTTCCGGCTACACACACCGCTGCGGTGGGCGTGTTTAACGGTTGCAACTACATTGATCCCACCACCGGCAAGCCCACGTTTAAGAACTTCTATCCAGGTTCTGTCAACATCACTTCAGGCAAGATCATTGCCGATGTGATTGACGACCCTAGTCAGTTGTTCTTGGTTCAGTGTGATGCAGGTTTTGTTGCTGCGGATGTGGGCAAGAATGCAGACGTGATCGGTACAGGCGGAAGCACCACCACTGGTGTCTCTACCATGGAACTGAACTCCTCTACGCTTGCTACTACGGCTGCTTTGAACTTAAAAACTGTAGGCTTGTACAACGTCCCAAGTAACGAGTACGGCTCTTTTGCCGTGGTGGTAGTCAAGATCAACGAACACGTGTACGGTAGTGCCGGTGTTGCTGGTCAATAAGGAGAACATAAATGGCAATTTCCCGCGCACAACTCGTTAAGGAACTTGAGCCAGGCTTAAACGCCTTGTTCGGCCTCGAGTATAAAAACTACGAAAACCAACACACCCAAATCTATTCAATCGAAACTTCAGACCGTGCGTTTGAAGAAGAGGTGATGGAATCGGGTTTTGGTGAAGCACCTGTGAAGACTGAAGGTTCTGGCGTTTCATACGACCAGGCACAAGAGGTCTACACTGCCCGCTACACCCATGAGACCATTGCTTTGGCCTTCTCCTTGACTGAAGAAGCCGTAGAGGACAACCTCTATGACCGCCTTGGCGCTCGCTATACACGTGCTTTGGCACGCTCTATGGCTCAAACCAAGCAGATCAAAGCTGCGGCCATCCTGAACGGCGCTTTCACTACCTCTATCGGTGGCGACGGTGTTGTTTTGTGCTCTACTTCTCACCCTACTTTGAGTGGCCCCAACTTGTCCAACACACTGGCAACACCAGCGGACTTGTCTGAGACTTCTTTGGAGCAGTCGTTGATTGACATTGCTGCGTTCACTGATGAGCGTGGATTGAAGATTGCGGTGCAGGGCTTGAAGTTGATTATTCCGAAAGAATTGCAATTTACCGCAGATCGGATTTTAAAATCCACTTTGCGTACTGCAACTGCGGATAACGACATCAATGCTATTCGCAACATGGGCCTGTTGCAGAGACGCCGGTAACACTGATAATGAGGTCCGACTGTGCTGTGACCGAACCGACTTGCCCTGTTGCAGACAGCGTGACCGCACCCTCACCCCACGGGGCCTCGCCCCAGGCTTGACTGCCAAATCCACCAAGTGCAATCCGTACATCGGCCACTTACGCCTCTTAAGCGATACGAAGTATCGCGTTTGTTGAGTCAGCAGTGGGGAAAATAATAGTGAAAGTGCCCGCACTAGAGCTCTTTGAACCACCAAAATCCAAAATACATACCGAAGGGTCACCTGCTGCACTGTCGTTGTAAATCATCGCTCCAAAGGCCGTTATCGTGGC